TGTTCCGTTAATTCTCTGTGCTTTGCTGATTCGTTTTCTCCCATAAAATAGTATTTCCTTTTGTGTATTTAGGTTCATACGGACAATGTCTGCATTTGTTTCCGCAGCAAAATCCTCTTTGGGTATGATAAAGTGGTGTAAATACCACCTTACCATTTTCCAAATAGTATAATTCGTTATCTTCTTTATTTAACTTCACACGCACCTCCTGCACAAGCCAGTTCACCACTCAAATCGGTTGTATCTTCCAATTCAACCACTTTACTCAAATCAACATCATGTAAAGTTTTCATAAGTTCTTCGTACTTTTCTTTTGTGCAATCTTCGAAAGGAGCTTGTATGTAAGAACCTCCGTCATATGGAAGAACCGATAAACCATTGTATGCATCTCTATTTTCCCACATCCATTCACCTACTGCATCCCATTCATGTTCTCTAATTGAAATAGTTGCAGATACATTGTGTGTATTGTTTCCACTTCTATGACCAGGCTTAATCCATTCGTTATGTACCTTCTTAACTCTTTCCAATAATTGAATTGGTGATTCGGTTCTGAAAATTGCATCTGCTGGTGCTTTTTGTGGAATACCAATTACTGCGGTATCATGTGGTCTGAAATATTCATCTTCAATTAATTCAGGATGATGAATTACCAAGTGATTATATATACTTTCATTTTTACCAACTCTTATTCTACGAATGTAATAATCATTGTGCCATGCGTGAATACCAGATGATGTTCCCAAAGTCAATGATGTGGTTCCTGCAGGTTTCACAGTCGTTGCTCTTGCAGTAGGATTTATTCCTATCATTTCTGCAACTCTTTTATTTTCTTCCTTAACGATTTTTGCAGAATCTTTCATATTCAATTTCAAAACTGCACCACTACCAATACCTGTCATAGATACTCCAATCAATGCATCCTTTTCGGTTGTTCTTTGCCAAATTGGTCTTAGATAATGGAAATCGGTATAACCTGCTTGTAATGTTCCAATGAATGATGCTGCTTTAACTCTTTCATTCAAATCGTTTTGGTCAACAACATCCGATACATTTACTTCACATAGGTTACAGAATTGGAAAGGTCTTAATGCAATTTCACAACAAGGATTAGTTCCCCAATCTTTATCATTTGATAAGTAGATACCGGGCTCACCTGCTCCACTTGCTTCAATTCTTTTCCATAAGTCCATAAAATATGCTTTTGTAATTTTATGTCTCATCAATACTGCTGAATTATTTGCTCTACCTCTTTGTGGATTTGTTTCCCACCATGCACCACTCTTACAACTAATCATTTCATCATCGGTTGCGGAGAACAAACAAATCAATGCTGCTCTACGAATACCACCTGCCAACACTGCATCTGCAATATGACAAACCATATCGTGAACTTCAATTGGGGTAAGCTTATCACCATCTTGTTTTGCATCCAATATACCTTCCAATTTAATCAAACACTCTTTAAGTGGTTGAGGACCAGGTGCTTTACCACCAGATGTAATCAATCTTGCTCCCTTTGGTCTAATATCCCTAAAGTCAAATGCTGGTTTACTTCCACCAAAGAAATATGCTTTTACTAAAATTGAAATTGCATCTGCCCAACCTTCAATAGAATCTCCAATAAGAAATCTTCTTGTTTTTTCTGAATTTGGTTTTCTTATTTCTGGTAGTTGTTCAACGTGATGTTTTTGTACGGAATATCCAACACCTGTTCCACCCAATAGTAGAAACATAATTTCTGCAAATACTCTATAATCATCAATCGGTGCAAATGCACAATTGTAAATTCTATTTGGACTTATTTCAATTGGTTTACCTGCGAACTGCATTGAACGCATTGAAGGTAATACTTTTTTATCATATACCAATTTGTAGTTTTCTCTGATTTCATTTTCTAGCTTTGGATATTTTTTTATATGCATATCCATATTACGGGTTACTAATTCTTCCCATGTTTCTCTTCTCTGTAACTCAGGCTGATATTTTGCGTATTTCATATACACCGTAATATCCGATAAAATTCTTTGTGAAATGTCCATTTTTAATTTTTTAAGATTTGTGAATAATTATTTTTTCAGGAAAACCAGAAAATGTAAAGATAAATATTAAGTCTTCAGGTATAGACTCCGTTTTTCTTTAGTTATTTTTAGGTTTTTTCAAAAAAAAAATATGTTCACAATTTTTAATTTTTTTATATTTATATTACCTTTTTAGATAAAAAGTGTAGATATGTTTTGGCAAAGTTTCAATTATCTTAATACCTTCATCACCACTTTTATATCTGTTATTAATTTCCACACCATACGGTCTATCCATCATAGATAGAGTTCTGATATGAAATGGTTTTCCATCCACCTCCAAAGTTTTTCCAGGTTTTGTTTTTCCCAAATAGTTGAAATTAGATGCTCTATAAATCACACCTTTATGCCCCTGTTCTTCATCTGCGTAGGATAATACAAATTCCCAATCTGTATTTTTCTTTAACCACTTTAAGGTTTTTCCTACAAAGTAAGATTCTGCATTTTTTGGTGTATCATCTATTAAACATAATCTTCTCAATTCTAAAACTTTGTCCGGTGCTTCGGGATAGTATGATTGTCCGGCGGATGGACCTGCTGGTCTTGTGTAAATACATACACCAATCATTTCCGGAATATCAAACTTCCCTTTTCTAAAAAGACAGAATGTGTGTTTGGCCTGTATATTCACATAATCTGAATAGTGCCATTTTTTTAGAAACTTTCTAACAGAATGGTTGAATGTAGTTTCTTCAACAATATAACTTTTTACTTCACTCATTATCCCATATTTTCAACATACTTCTTATGTAATAACTTCTTTTCTAAATTCTCTCCGTTTTTAGAATCTTTCGTAGCTATTATTCCATCTGCCGAATTTGCTGCGAATACATCCATAACTCCATGAAAGGTATCAATCTTTGCAGGGAATGTCATACCATCCGGTCCGAACCTATTCTTTACTATGTGAATGCGACCTGTATTAGATAACTTATCTTTAGTCTTTCTACTAACACTCATAATAAAATCAGCGGTTTGAACCTTCTTATATGAGTCACCAACACTATCCGCCTGAATTACTTCGTGATCAATTGCTGAACGATTTGTTTGTGTTGCTGTCCAAATTGGTATTTGTGTTTCACCACTCAATCCTCTCAATTCTTCGTATATACCACCAAGTTCTGCATACAATCCATCTCTACCTCTATCGGATGATTTCAACAAATCCGCATAATCAATAACAATTAACTTTGGATTAAATCCTGTTGCTCTCACTTTTTCAATATGAGCTGCCAATGTTTTTGCGGATGCGAATTGTGGTGGATAGTATTTGATACGAACTCTACCCGGAACTGCTTTGATTTTACGAATAATATCCGATTTCTTTTCTTTGTGTTCGGATGTTTGAACGCCTGTTAGAATTGTAGTGTATCTTTGTCCTACATAATTTTCAGATAATTCCAATGTATAGTGCAATACATCCATTCCATTTTGTAATGCCGAACAGGCTATCTTTGATAAGAACCAACTCTTACCTATACCCGATGGTGCCATAACTACTCCAAGTTCCCCTGGTCCCAATCCACCATCCATTAGTTCATCAATTACATCCCAACCAGTTGAACAAGATTCTCTTTTAACATCTTCCATAATGGATTCAAAGTTTTCAATGTAATCCAATCCTAAATCGGATTCCACACCAACTTTTGATGCCGCAGTCATAGTATCTATAATCTTCTCATACTCTCCTGCTTTTAATAATTCTACAGATTTTAGAAGTGCATCTTTTACTTTTTGGTTTTTTGCAAAGGTAAGATATTCTTTTTTAACATAAGGTAAATCTTCTGCACCAATTTGTTGATAAACATTTTTTAATTGTTCAACAACGGTTTGTTTCAAAACCTTATCTTCAATTTCTACAACTTTAATCTTAAAGACCTCCATTGTAGGAACTGCTCTAAACTCATCAAAATAATTTTGAGTTTCCTTTACAATCCATTGATTTGCTTGAGATTCAAAAAAGTTAGGTTTAGTAATTTCTGTTACTTGTTCTAAAAACTTAACATCTGTGATAAGAGAAGCAACTACCTTAGATTGATACGATTGTCCATATTTTACTAACGTATCTACTGCTTCCATTATTTACTTTTTTTTCTCTTCAATTGCTTTTCTGAAATTGTTACCGAATCGGTAATTTGATCTTTTACTGCTTCTACTTTTGGTTTTCTAGTTGCTAATTTCCATTCGGATTTTGAAATATATTGCCAATAACTTCCAACCATATTTTGTGCTGTCTTGTCATCAACTCTTTTGATTTCTCCGATTTCTACTTCTTTTGTTGCTTTGATTGCTTTAATACACTTCATAGTTTACCTCCATGTGTTTTTATTTGTTTATTGAATAACCATTAAAATTTCTGATTCTCTCATTAAGAGATATTTAACTCCACCAAACTTTATTTCAGTTCCTTGATGGTATGGTGGGATAATAACTTCATCACCAACTTTAACATTCATCGGTATCAATACACCATTTTGTGTATATATCCCAGGACCTACCGATTCTACTTTTGCTCTTTTTACATCTTCCTGTTTAGCCGAATCTGGAATAATAATTCCACCAGCTGTTGTGCTTGCTTGTGTTTCTAGTTCCGTAAGTAGAACTCTATCACCCAATGGTTTTGCTAATTGTTCGTTTGCCATAACTCTTAAAATTTACTTATATGATTAAATGTTGATTGTAGCCAATCCGTTATATCCGAAAATGATTCTATTATGCGATGCTTCAATCCAACTTTTAGAAATGCCTGCTTGTCAAATTTAATAGTAGGTTCGTTATATCTATCCATAATTTTCATACGAAGATTTCCACTAAATGATGGTTCTGCTAACTGCATCAATTTACGATTTCTTTCGCATATTTCCAAATTATTTAGAAATGATTCGTGTGCTTTTGTTTTTTTCTCAACAGTGTTTATGTATTCTACCATATCTTCTGTGGTATATACTTTTTCCTCTTTCAACATAGGAAAGATTTTCAGAATTGTTTTAATACCCAATCCTGCTACACCTTCTACATTATCAGATTTATCACCATCCATCATTCTGAAATTGATAAAATTGTGTGGGTGTATTCCGTATTCTTCTACTACTTCTGGTATGTTATATATTTTCTTTTTAGATGGTGAATATACACTAACATCTTTATTTACCAATTGTAGAAAATCTTTATCGGAACTCATTAAGACAACTTTTTCATTTTCTTGTCTTAATGTTGTTGCAATATATGCCATAACATCATCTGCCTCAATTCCATCGTAAATCATTATACTAACCGGTAATAGAGAAAGTAATTCACCCAATGCCGCCATTTGTCTTCTCATAGAAACACCTTCTTCTTCGGGATTCATTTCTACAGTTGTAGCACGATTTAACCTCATTTTGATTTTGTTCTTACCTCTTTCAGACTTATACCCATCGTATATTTCTTTTCTACTCTGTGAACCACCTTTACCATCAAATACAACAACTACTCTTGTTGGATTTATAGTTCGGATGGCGTAGCCGATACTTTTCAAAGTACCGACTATTCCACCGATGTGGTCACCATTATCATTTAGATTTGGTGCAGTTGACCAAGATCGTATAAAGGTATTGAGGCCATCTATAACCAGAATTTTAGAGTTCCTATTTAGGTTTCCAAAATTCTTATGTTCTTCATCTATTTGTTTTAGTATATCTAAATACTTCTTATTAATCTGACTCATGTGTTACGTCCGTTGAAATTTCAACTTCATCCGTTGATGAACTTTTATATTGTAAAATTGTTGTTTCGCAAATTCTGCGATAGATTTGATCTTTTAATTCTTCGTTTTCCATTAAGGTTGGAAAATCTTTTGATTGGAATTTTATAACTTCACCAGTATCTATATCGGTGTATTCATACCATGCACCACCTTGCTTTACCAGTTTGTTTTCTTTCATAACTGCAATCCAACTATTAAAGTTATCAATTCCCCTATCAAATAAGATATTAAAATCTGCATGTCTCAATGGTGGTCCTAAACGATTTTTTACTACTTGTGCACGAACTTTGATACCTACTATCTTATCTCCAACTTTTAATGAACCCATTGATTTTAATCTTAAACGAACCGATGCGTGGAATGCTAATGCTTTACCACCCGATGTTGTCCAAGGGTCACTAAATGCCATTGCGTTCATTTTTTGACGAAGCTGATTAGTAAATACCAAACAGATACTTTGTCTACCAATCATATTTGTAATCTTCCTCATAGCTTTTGAAATGATGATTGCTTTATCTGTTGCATAACCATCTTTATCATAATCGGCTTCCAATTCTTTTTTAGTGGATGCTGCTGCTACGGAGTCAACTACTATGGTGACTAATCTATTTTTATCTCCTGTTCTTACTTTTTCTATAATCGTTTCACATGCTTCAAAAATACCTTCTACCGTATCAACCGAAACATAAAGTAGTTTAGATATATCTACTCCGATTGCTTCCAAAAACTCCCTATTAACGGCGGTTTCTGTATCAATTAGAACGGCTACACCACCTTTCTTTTGGGTTTCAGCAAGCAGATGGGCAGAGAGCAGAGATTTTCCACTCTGCTCTAAACCCGTAATTTCTGCTATACGGCCAACAGGCAAACCACCATAAGGTCTATTAGAGATTGCTACATCTAATAACGCATTTCCTGTGGATAACCAATCCTTAACATTTGTAGGAGCATCTCCACCATCATCGGTTAGAAAATATGCAATTCTGCCTTCTTTGTTTTGCTTGTTTAATGAGTCTGCAAGAATACTTGCTAAGTCCTCTTCTCTTTTGGCCATAACTGTAACTTATTAATTGTTAAATAAATCATCAAAAGCAGATGCTACATCATCCTTTACTTTTGGTTTTTCTTCTTTTTCCCAAGGAAGATCATTTAGTTCTTGAGCCTGTGGGTTTGATTTAGCCAAAGGCGTGACTACTGATGTTTTTGGTGCTTCCAATTCCTCAACAATATCATCATCTGCCCCCGCTCCCGCTGATGGGTTTAACCAATTTTCAAGAATAGTTTTTAACTCTGCATAAGAAAGTTCTGAATAAAGTTCAGTAATTTCTTTTTGATTTTCCAATAATTGTTTTACAATTTCTGGATCATCTGATAATTTTGATTGTGCAGGTTTTACTCTAATTCCGGTTGTTGGATATGATGCATTTGATTCCTCAGCCGATACTACATCCAATACAATATCTCTACCTGTAATTGGGTCAGTAATATCTCCGTAATCAGGATCTGCGATGTATCCCAAAATGTCTTGATAAACTGTCTTACCAAATCCCCAGAATTTAACACCTTCATTTTCTTTACCTCTTACAATAACTGGTACGAAAGTTCTCAACTTTGGTTCCA